CCAGCCCTGCTCCTCCGCAATCTCCTTGATCTCCGCCACCTGCTCGCCGACGATGTCAAGATAGACCGTCACGATTATCATGATGCCCGCCGAGATCAGCAGGCATATTGTCCCTGTGCTCATAGTCCCTCCTCCTTCCACGCGCGTTCACTCGCCGCGTGGCGCTCTTCGATTTCATACGCCGCCTGTCTGAACAGGCAGCCGATAAGGTACGCGACTGCCGCCGTCACGGTCAGCCATGATAAAGGGTTATCCATATATCCCGCTCCCCTCATATTCCTTGAATATCCTGCCGGGCGGTATGCCCAGCCCCTTGGCCAGTTTCATAACGGTCTCTACTTTCCATTGCCATGTGGGCGTGGTCTTGAGCATCTCACGAAACCGCGTCTCGCCGTAACCGCAGAGTACGGCCATCTGCTTTGTTGAGAGATCCAGCGCGTTCTGCCGCTCAAGGAACATCCCCTTGACAGGGTCAACTACCGGCGGCTCCGGCTCTTTCTTCTTCGTCGGTATGTACGTTACTCTCGGCACCGTCTACGCCTCCTCTCGCAAGCTCCGCCTTGACCGCGGCGCTGATCCTCTGGAAAGCTTCATTGTCGAGCTGCCTTATGAGTCCCGCCAGCTCGAACATTTCTTCCGTGCGCTTGGTTATGAGGCGCTCCGCCTCCGCCGCACACTTCTCCAGATCGCGCAGTCCCATCCGCTGGAACTGCGCCTCCGTCACTCTCAGGTCACTCACTGCTTCTGCTCCTCCTTCTGCTCATATTTCTGTGCGGCCTTGGTGAGGCCGACCATGATCCCCTTGATGTAGTCCTGGTCACCTGCCGGGATTGCCTTGCAAAGATCGGCCAGCTCCTGTGCCTTGGCCTGTTCTGCTTCGCTCATGCGTTGTCACCTCCTTCGTAGTACTCGATCGTGTGCGGGTTCTCCTCGCCCGCTTCGCCGTAGAGAATGTCGTCTACTGCTTTGCGCACCGCCGGGTCTCTCGTCAGTGTCCTGAACTTGAACCCGATTATTCCCATGTACTCTATGTTCTCTTTGATGCACTCCAGATACTCGTTCGCATCCGTGAATGTCATGGTCTCGCCCGTGTCCGCCCATGACACCGTGCCAACTATTGCCTTATGTTCGTTCATATTTGTTCCTCCTCTGGCGTATGCTATTGTTTTTCTTGTGCTCTGTGTGTATGTTGTGATAGGATAGGATTGCCCCGGGGCGGAAGGAGGTGATATATATGGAAGCCATGTTCAGCTCCCTCATGTCACCGTTCCTGTTGCTCCCTAAACCGCTCTCAGTTCACGGGGGATTTCAGCCCGTGAAGCTCGCACACTGAAAGATCGGGGTCGGCCTAAGCACCTGCTGTAACAGGTAGCGCTTCCGCATGGGGACGCGTCCCATCGGCGCTGTGCAGCAGCACCGTTGCTGAAGTGCCAGCACCGTAAAAGTGCGTAGCGGAAACGCTTGCGGCTGACCGGGAGCCTGTGCAGTGGAAGTCGGATGAACGTTACAGCGCCTCCGGCTTTCACTGTCCTACCCTACCAGAACATACACACAGTATTTGAAAGGTTGGTTACTATGAAAGATTATCTTTTTTCCGTCATACCCTATCTGCTTTTGGGTGCTGGGTTTGGTTTCCTGTATACTCGTGCAGCCCCTCGGTATGTTCTTCGCTCCGTTCCTTTAGCTTCGCTGCCTGGAGCGCATGATGTCTGCAAGTATCTTCGCAGCCAGCCTGATCTTTTGAAACAAGACAGTGCCTTCGAGAATTACACCCTTGCCGTATGTGCCAATTTCTTTTATGAAAGCACCGCAAGCCTTCGTGATCGAGTTAAGGACGGCGGAGCTCTTTCAAGTGATTACCGAGGATTTATGCTTCTTACTGTCGGCCTTTGTGGTCTCATAACAAGGAAGCTTTTATTCGCGGTTCCCTTTCTGGTTGGCTTTTTCGCATGGGTCTATTTCTCTAAAAGAAACGCATCGGGCGTAGACTATGTGGAGGACTTCAATTTCGACCGTACCGAGTTTTATCAGTATGACGATGTTGAAAAACAGCTTGGCTATGCGTGCAGTCGAAACTGTAATATCCTTAATGTTCGGAGTCAGGCACTGCTCAAACAGATTACCGAATCAGTTCCTTACCGCTCTGCGTTTTGGTTTGCCGCCGGTCTGTTTCTTTCATACCACGGGCTTCTTAAATGGTTAACTGCGTGATATCATTTCACATCTTGGTTGTATATTATCACGTCTCATTTGTGATGTCAACACTTTTCTCACAACTTGGTTGTCTTTTTTCTTGACAAAGACTATCGCGCGTGTTACCATCTGCAATGAGGAGGTGAGTTTGTGAGCACAATAAATGAACGACTCGGTAAAGTTGTCTCTGCTTCCGGGCTTTCAAAGACCGCATTTGCTAAGCGCATAAACGTAACTCAGCAGTATGTTTCCAAGATGGTAGTCGAGGGCATGCCCAGCGACCGCACTATCTCGGACATCTGCCGGGAGTTTGGTGTAGATGAGGTATGGCTGCGTCATGGCGAGGGCGAGATGTTGCGTCCCCGCTCCCGTAAGGATGCTATCTCCGCGTACATGGGGCAGCTTCTCGGCAATCAGCGCAGCGAGTTTGAGGAGGACATCATAGAGTTCATGGCAAATACCCGGCCTGAGTTTTGGGACATGCTCATAGAAGAGCTGCGTCCGCTCGCTAAAAGTATTGCAGAAAAGAAACCACCCGATACCGAATGATTGGTATCGGGTGGTTTCTTTTCTGCTTTGTTAGCTCGGGATCATGTTGTCCAGCAGGAGCACTATGTATCGCAGCTGTTCCTCTGTGGCTTGATCCAGCTTTGCTTCAATGATCTCTCGAAGCATAGTGTTCTCCTCCTGTCATTGTGGTAGATTCTTCAGGTGCTTCTTGCGGATGAACCGGATATACGCCGGACAGTAACCGCGGCAGCAGCATAGCATGCAGCTCCACGGGCAAGTAGGCCTGTACACTTTTCTCCTCCTCTCTCCGTTCATGTTTCCCCGCTTGTTTATGACATTGTTGTCATCTATATATATAGATATACCATTCTGCAAATAATTCAATCCTTTTTTGTCAATTCTTGTCGGAATATTTATAACTTTATTATTTTGTAATTGACAGACGCACAGAGGAAAGTGTATAGTGGCTTTACCACACTTGCAGGAGGTGATTGATTTGAAGTGTAAAAGCTGTTCCCGCTCCATTGATAATGACTCCATCTACTGCAAGTGGTGCGGCACTAAGCAGCTCCGGGAGCGCAAGAAGAAGGATGTTATCAAGGTCCCCAAGCCCCGGCAGCTCAAGTCCGGCAGCTGGAACATTCAGCTGCGCGAAGAGGGGCAGAGCGTCACCGAAGCGACGGCGGCGCTCTGCATCGCCAAGGCCACCGCGATCCGTGCCGGTTTCCTTGAGGCGAAGAAAGCAAACGGTGTCACGCTGTCGGCAGCTATTGACAAATACATAGAGGCGAAGAGCAATGTCCTGTCGCCCACGACGATACGGACATACCGCATCATCCAGCGCAACAGGTTCCCGGAGCTGATGTCTATGCGTGTCAGCTCTATCACCCGCTCGACTGCGCAGGCCGCCGTAAACAAGGCGGCAAAGGAATACGCTTCAAAGACTTTGCACAGTGCTTGGGCTTTCATACAGACGGTGATTGAGGGCGAGACCGGCGAACGGCTCGATGTAACCTGCCCGCAGGTCGTCAGTGATGAAAGACCCTGGCTGACGCCGGAACAGATATCTGTGTTTGTCTCCGCCGTGCGAGGGCAGTCGTGCGAGATTCCCGCTCTGTTGGCGCTGTCCTCTCTGAGACTGTCAGAGATAAGCGGCCTGGTTTGGGATAATGTCGACCTGCAAAAGCGTATCATTCATGTACGTGGAGCCGCTGTGTACGATGAGGATAACAAGCTTGTGCATAAGGAGACTAACAAGAACCGAGCCTCGCGCCGGGACGTGCCCATCATGCAGGAGCAGTTATACAATGCTCTTGTCGCTATTGAGGATAAGACCGGCACCGTCGTGTCTACTTCCCCCAATGCTATCCGCGTGCAGATTAACCGCATCTGTGCCGAGCATGATCTTCCCGCCGTCGGTGTGCATGGGCTGCGTCACAGCTTCGCTTCCTTGGCCGCGTCTATTCGTATGCCGGAGAATCACGCCATGCGCATTGGTGGTTGGTCTAACGATTACACCATGAAAAAAATATATACTCACGTCTCTGAAATGGACATCGACATGAGCAAAAACGAGATGGCTCAATTCTATAACGGTTAATTTTACTAACGCATTTACTAACGTATTTCTCAATCCATTGCGCCGCAATGCTTTTATCAATTTTGTAGAATGTTCGAATCTCTCCATCTCCGCCAAACAGAACAAATCCCGTAGCCCTTGCGGCTACGGGATTTCCCTTTTATACCAATGGTTTCCGGTTTTTCGTCCCGCTCACTTTCGCGTTGTGTTCATCGCTTTTCCGACGCCGTCAGCACTATCTTGACGTGCATTTTTACTAACGGTTTTACTAACGCTCTACGATGCCGCGGTAGTATGCTGCAAGCTTTTCTTTCGGTTCGGGGCCGTCCTTGTCGAACAGAAATTCTTTTGCAAGCTCTCCGAAAAATTCCGGTGTACATACGCCGAATTTCATCGCGGTATTGTAGTAGTCGGAGTACATCATGTTCATGGTCGCGTTCCAGCACCAAGCAGATATGTGCTCGAACCTCACGTCCATAGCGGCAGCGACGGCGTTAGTCTGGTCAAGCGTCCAATGCCCGCCGGTCGTGCCGTCGTCGTTCTCCATCTTGGAGTACCAATACATGATGTCTTCATGCGTCAGCGCAGCGGAATGATGTCCGCAGTGCTCCAGATGCTCGACAGCATCCAGACACTCTATCATACTCTTTACCGCCTCAGCGGAGCCCTCGGTAACGGGCAGCTCCATAAATTCAGCCAGCCCTTTCTCAAGCCGTGCTTTGTAATCGGATATGTGTTCTTTGTTCATCTTGCTTTCCTTTCTCAGCTCTGCATGATATAGGCATACAGACTGTCAACATCCGCTGCCGTAAATGTCAGTGTCCCGATGATCGGCAGCGTAATCGGTGCTGGTCCTTTCTCAGCAGCAGGTTTGATATACTGATATATCTTTTCAACATCCACGTTGCCTGCCTCATCTACGAGGTTCAGCGCCGCGAGTGCTTTGTTCTCATTCAGCTTCTTCACAAGCTTCGGGGCCTCCGCCACATACGCAGCCGCAGCAGCAGAGAAGATCCACCTATTCGCTCCGGACATTTTCGGCACAACTTCATTGTCGAGGTACCGTGAAACGCCAGACTGCACTCTGTCTATACTGACCATGTTTTAAAATCCTTTCTCATACACAGCAGGGGAGGCATGCGCCTCCCCCGGTTTGCTATGGATCGTCAGTTCTTGCCGCAGTTAGGCAGCGGATTGTAGAGAGTCTGCGCCGTGGTCGTGGTGCCGGTGGTGACGTCCGCTACCTGCTTCGGATAGAACGTAGCGTTTACATAGGTGACAATGGAGTTGTCGCCGCAGCATCTGCGCTCCGCTTCTATCTGAATCTCCTTAAGCAGCTCTGCCTTGACAGCCGCAAGGTCCTTCATCGCGACAGTGAAGCTGTCCTCCGTCTTCTGGTTGTGAACAGACTGTGCGCAGAGTGCGCCGCGGATGTCCTTGAGCTGGCCGTCGATGTACTTGTACATCTCCAGCATCTTCTGGTCGCCGTACGTGTTGGCGTCGCGCAGTGCGATCTGTGCGTCCTTCTCGGCGAGCTTCTGCTGAAGGCTCAGCTCATAACGGTTGACGGTCTTGTCCTCACTGCAGCGTCCGCCCGCTCCAAGAGCAGCAGCAAGAGCCGCGCCGGCCGCCATGCCTGAGAGATCGGCTGCGGAGGCATTGCCGCCGAAGAGATTGCCGAGTCCGCCGTTGAAGATGCCGGAGTTGAGCGCGCCAAGCGCCGTGCCTATGATGCCGGTGGTCAGGCCGGCGTCAGCTGTAGCTTTGCTTGCATATTCCATTTGTGTCTCCTCCTTCTTGAAATAATGTTCACAGGCCGTAGCGCTCCGGTCTGTTTCTGTTTACATTATCTCAAAAAGGAAACACCGCGGGGTGCATCCTCGCGGTGTTTGTGTGTGCGTATGTGCATTACTGCGGTATCTTTGTGAGTGACGCCGCCGCATGTTTTATCTGCGGCGTGATCTCCTTTAGTCGACGGGAAACCGTCGAGCGATCTCTGCCGACTATCGCGGCGACGTCGGAGTGCGGCAGGCGTTCTATGAAATACTGCATGGCGATCTGTTCGTCAAGCTTTCCCAAGCCCGCTTGCTTTATTGCCGCGACTCTTTCATTGAGCATCAGGGCTGCCAGTTCTTCAGGCAGCTTTCCTTTTGCCACACTGTAATATTCCATGACAGCACTCCCTTTGCTTTGCGCCGGGTGTACCCGGCACCTGTCGCTTATTCGTTCTGAGTTTCGTCAGCCTCGATTATTTCAACGGGCGGCTCATGATCTGAATCTATTTTGTCCTTATAATTTCTGAGCCACTTCTTAAGCCATTCCGGGATAGGCGCGCCGAGCTTTCCTGCATTCTCAATGATGCTGCCGAGCTCCGTTATTATGTACCAGAGCAGCACGACCGGCGTGATGAGCGTCCCGAATGTTATGCCGATGTCTATGCCGGCGCCGTTAATTATTACACTAATTGCTATATCGCAGAGCGCTGCCACAAGCACGGCGACGATCTCGCCCAGCTTGTGCCACAGTCCCGCTCTTGCTACGGCGGACGACCAGTCCCCGGCGCTCTTCGCGGCCCATGTTCCCGTTGCATAGTCGAGGACTATACAGGCGACCCAGATTATAACCGCCCAGCCTACCCAGCCCCACAGCGCCGTGAGGAAGGCGATAGCTGCGACGATCCATGCCTTGAACTGCAAGGCTTTTTCAGGTGCATTCATTTTTGTTTCTCCTTTTTTCATATTTATTCATTGGCAAGTTACCGGCAAGTTAAATGATCTTCTTCATTCCCGCTCACCTCCCACTATGCTCTTGTACGTGGCCGCGCCGCAGATGCCGTCAGTTTCAAGGCCGTGCTCCGCCTGATAGGCCATGAGCATATTACGCGTCCTGGTTCCGAACTCGCCGTCTATCCACTTAGGATCATAGCCGAAATACTTCAGAGCCGCCTGAAGCATCGCAACAACCACGCCGGTCTGACCGTCCTCCAGCATGGGCAGCTCGACGGTGACGAACTGCGTCGGTTTCTTTGTGGCCGGCACCGTGTCCGGTTCTGCGCCCGTGTACCGCAGCACGCAGTCCCAAGGGTAGTTATAGTACCCGCGCGTGTATATTTCGCGCCCGGTCTGGTCGCCGGTCTGCCCGCCGGTCGTAGCGCCGTACTCGTTGATGCTCGCCTGCACAATCTGTCCGCTGCCGATATAGAGGGCGGTGTGATGAACGTGGTTCAGGAGCACGTCGCCGCGCTCAAGTCCTGCACCGGTCGTGAGATCGACGCTGCCGGTCACATCCTCGAAGCCGCAGCGCAGCATGTCCCCGCGCATGTTGCCCGTGTAGGTGCAGCTGAGGGGAACCCCGGCCTTTCTGTACACCGATATCACCAAACTGCTGCAATCGTAGTCAGGCCCCCAGCGGTTGGCCTGGTCGTAGCCGTGGCTGTCGTCAGCCGCGATCTCAAGCGCGCGAGTCACGGCATTGTTTATAACTCCCATAGTCTTTACTCCACAGGAACGCAGCGGTTCTCGAACTTCTTGTACGCGTCGAAGTAAATCTCATTCCTCTCTGCGTTGTATGTTACCTCATAGTACATACCGTCAAAGAGGGTAGTAGAGAGGAGCGCCTTGATGTTCCCGAGAATAAACGCGTTCCACACTACGAATACCTCGAAGTCTGGAATCTTATCTGTTTTGTCGCAGTGCTTGGCCGCATAGTCGGCAACATACGCTTTCGCTTTTTCAATGAATTTTTCGTTTGACATTGTTTTCCTCCTCATGTCACTGTCGTAAATCTTGAGAGCAGTCACCCTGTCGGGTCTACGCTCTCGCGTGCGTCTTCCGTCAGCAAGCCGCTGTCGGTCTTCTCATCGTCCATTACTCAGTTACCTCCGTTACATAGAGTCCTACCAGATCGGCGAGGTTGAACGCGAGCGGCTTACCGCTGTCGCGTGTGCAGAGATAGACCTTGCCGTTCTGACTGTAATACTTGCCATTGTAAATCTGCATCGGCTGAGTGAACGGGATAGGATCGTCAATCGTGCCGCTGTGCTCTTCGTCGATAGCTTCGTACAGCGAGGCGGTCGTCACACCCGGTACCCACTCTCGGCTAAATGTGTGCTCCGAAGCATCAGCGCGAACCTTAAACAGCGTCTCGCCGTGCAGGAAGCGCTGTCCCGGCGTTGCGGTCGTGCCTATGAGATTATACCACTGCTGATAGATAAGCTTGCAGGTGCGCGCCTGCGCGTCCGAGAGGGCATTCCCCGCGGTGTCCATCGCCGCGCGAAGCTTCTGCGCGCTTGAAAGATAGCTCATTCGTCGCCCTCCTCATAAAGGATGGTGAGTCCATAAGCTTTTGCTACGGCGTGTTCAATTATGCATCCTCTGGCATTCTTCCATCCTTTGCAGAAATACGCCGCATGGCAAAGGCTCATGTTCGTCAAGGAACGCGCAAGGAACATCAGCGGGATATTGACGACGCCGCGTTCCTTGCATTTAGCGTCACTGTACCATTCATCCGTGAACAGTGTGTTCACTACCTCGTAGCCCCTGCTCTCGAGCGTGGCTATTGCCCGCTCGCGTGTTGTTACAATTTCTTCCTCGGTCTTGCCGTTCATCGGCTGTGATAACATTGCTTTCATTTTCATGCCGTCTCCTCCTCATTCGTCACGCCGAGAAGGTCAAGTGCAGCGCGCATGTCCTGCTTTTCCTCATCGCTGCCGCCCTGCTTTATCTCTGCGATTTTGGCAAGGATCGTATTCTTTCGTTCTTCAATGGTCATGTCGTTACCTCCAACGCATTCTCAATGGCCGTAAGCGCCGCCTCATACTGTCTGTTCTGCTGTGCCAGATAACCTGCCTGCGCTGCGTATGCGTTGCTCAGGTCTTTCCACGGAGTTACCATCTCGCCCTTGAACACCTCTCCGTCCTCGCGTGTCCACGTCTCGCCCTCTGGGACAAAGCGGTAACTTTCTATCCATTCCGGGCATTTGCCGTTGAAAAAGTTAGTCTCGACCGCTCTGCGCCCCTCAGCTGCGGAGACGTAACATTTATAATCGCTGTCTATGTAAATTGTCATGCTGTTCCCTCCTTATTCAAGCCAGACCTTATCAAAGTAGACTTTTATGATGTTGCCGTAAGTGCTGGTATTAGATTGAGCATACAGCGATATGTACTTGCTGCCTGTGATAGAGGAAATATCAAGGCTTGTAGTAGTTCCAGCGGTAAGAGTCACCTTTTTAGTTGCGGTGTTATCTCCCAACGCGGTTGTGCCAACTTGAATCTTTGCTGTGCCGTCGGCACCATCGATTTTTTTGAGACGAACTTTCAAGGTGCTATAATCTGATAAACCGATTGCGGAAGATATACCAATTTCGCCCCATCCCGTTTGTAATGAAATATTATTATCCCAAGTATATCCGTACAAATAGATTAAGCCGCCAGAGACTTTAGCATCGCCATAACCACTGTCGAAATTTGACGAATTCCACGCATAGCCGCTTACTACACCATTGTTGAACAGCACAAGCTCATAACTCAGCGTCACAGTCTCGACCTGTCCCTCGGCGGTGATTGATACCGCTTTGCTCTTACTCTTGCTGCCCTTGACAGCCTTTACCGTCCACGTCCCGGCGGAGGGGATAACAAATAGTGCTTTACCGGTGGTATCCTTCGCTGTCAGCGTCTTGCTGCCATTAGTACAGGTGCAGACGCTCCCCGAGGGGTATGTCACTCCGATGGCCGCGTAGGGTGTTCCCCCGCCCCGGCGTGTTATGAATGCTTCGCCCATTCCTTCCCCCTCACTTTCTTATGCAGCGTATCTGCAAGGGTATTGAGACTGTCGGCTTTGCCTTGGCATAGAACGTTATCTTGTTCGCCGCCGTCACTGCGCGGTACACGAGCGCCCATGCATCCGCCTGCTTCTCCGCGTCCGCAAAGGTCGCCGACGGCACGATGTCTATCAGCGGCTTGTCCGTCGCGAGTATGCCGTTTATCGTCTGCTCCTTGGTGTAAGGCGCGGCACTCCCGCTCCACGTCGTGTTCAGCGTCGCCGTGTAGTCGACGGAAACCGCGTGGTCTGCAAGCTTCGCCATCGTCACGGCCTTATCCTTTATCTTCGCCGTCTCAACTGCCGAGGCTTCAATGTTCCCCGCCTTTACTGTTATCGGGTCTGCCCCGTCAGGCAGGTGCCGCGCGTTGTGGTAGGGCATCGCCGTCAGCGCCGCGTAGAACGTCGCCTCCGTCCCTGTGTACCCGGCCTCGACCGCCGCGGCGTATGCGCTCTTGCCTGCGGCTCCCGTCTCGCCCTTGTCTCCCTTAGCGCCGCGTATGTTCTGCGTCTCTGGGTTATCTAATCCGCCGTCGTTCGTCCAGCTCAGATTTCCATTGCCGTCAAGGTGCGGGGTAAAGGTCGTGCCTGCCGCGCCTGTGTCGCCTTTCGCGCCCTGTATCGTGCCGTTGTTGATCCACTCGCCGCTTACTCCGTCGTAGATGTACACGTCGTAGGGCGCAGCACTTCCCACGCAGTAGGCGTCGCCCGGCGCCGGCGCCGGTACTCCCTCCTCCAGTGCAGTGACCGAAGCGTAGTAGCCCTTTATCTCGAAGCTCTTTCCGTCCTTGCCGTTGAACTTCCCGGCGTCCGCCGCGGCCTTCACCGCCTGCGCCGTCAAAAGCGCCTGCGCGGCCTTCGCGTCTATCTGCTCCGCCACGCTCTGCGGCAGCACGTGCAGCGGCGCATCTATAAGGCCGCTCTCCTTTACCGTCAGTATCACGACTATCGTTGTCAGCCTCGCCGCGTCCTTTGTGCCCGTCAGGTATATCTCCCATTCGCCCGCCGTGAGGTTCAGCGCATCCTCCTCGGTGATGCAGTCCTCCCCGTCAAGCTCTATGTCGTATACCGTCTCTCCACTGCGGAAGTGCGCCCAGCGCGTGTAGCCGTCCCAATCATCACCGGTGAAATGGAACTGCGCCGTCAGGTACTTCAGGCTGTCCGCCGCTGTCACCGGCGTGAACATCTTCAGGCTCTGGCCGCTCACATAAAACTCCATCATGCCGCGCCGCCCTCCTGTCTCTCGTTGAGCTTCTGCGTCAGGCGCACCAGATAATCCCGCAGCTGCGCCAGCTGCTCCTCAACGCTCCCCGTGAGTATCGGGGGGTATTCAAATACTTCCATCACATATCACTCCCGAAAGATATTATCTTTGCCACGGAGAACAGCCGGAACATCCCCTTGCCCTCGAGCCTTATCCTCATGTGGTCGCAGCGCCGCGGCCTTATGGGCACCGTCACCGTGTTCGTCCCCTTGAGCTTTATCCTTCCCTTGCGCTCCCATACGCCCGAGGAGTCGTACTGGATGTATACGTCCATCTCCGCTCCCTCCTCCATCTGCGCGCGTATGTTGAAGCGCGAGACGTATTTCTTGTCCGGGTACTGGTAGTACAGTATCCCCGTCTCCGCTCTCCAGCTGACAAACGGCTCCGGTTCCCCCACTGTGCCCTGGAGTGCGTAGAGAAGCTTACCGGATATTGCATACAGCTCATCGCCCACTCGCGCAAAGCTGTCGACTTCCAAGCTGTCCTCGCGCATCCACAGGCGCTTCCCCATGTCGTATACGAAGAGCTGGTATTCACCCTCGCTGTTCTTCATGGATATGTAGTACCTGTCGCGTATCGCTCCTGCCGCGGCGTCGGAGTACAGTTCCTCGCCCAGCGCGTCGGATATGCCACTCGGGAAGCCTCCCTGGTACGCGCATATATCCGACCGGGATTTATACAGCAGCGTCTCGTTTACGACGACAAGGCTCTTCCCGCTGCCCTTCTGCACTCCGCGGCAGGCCGTCTCGTTTATCTGGTGCGCCCCGTATGCGGATATGGACACGCGGTGTATTCTGTCCTCCTTGAAGAAGGTGGGGTAGCCAAGGTAATTCACCGCACCTGTCCACGGCCCGTCCGAGCCGACCGACGCCGTCCATGAGTCCGTGCTCAGCCCCATGTACTGCCGCCAGTTCTTGAAGTCGCCGAGCGCGCAGCAGTATATCTCGTTGAGGCTCTGCTCCCCGTCGTTTCCGTAATAGCAGCCCCATAGCCTGTTCTGACTCTCACAGATGTAGTCCATCTGCGGCACCGTGCGCTTTATGCTGACCGTGCCCGTCGTCTGCTCATACGCCGCTTCGAGGAGTCCGGTGACGACTATGTAGTCCAGCACCGTTTCACTTCCGCCGAGGGCGTATATGACCTTCGTCCCGTTCACGTCCTCGACGCCCGCCCCGGATATCTCCACCCCGTCGTATACACTGAAGAGCCCCGGCAGCTCGCCCCCGGATATGAACTGTATCCTTGTGTACACCGTCGGCACCGATACCCACTCCTGCGTTGCGCTGCTCCACTGCTTGAGCACGTGCTTCTCCTGCGAGGTGTCTATCCACAGCGCCGCGTTCTCCGGCTGCTCGGGTGCCGCCGCCGAGACTGTCGGCTTTGCGTACTCCGAGCCGTCCGCCCGGCACATCGTGTACTTCACCGTGCCGGTCGAGGTGTAGTATGCCTCCATGCTCCCGTAGTCGGCGGCGTCCGCGGTGTTGTAGTATTTCTTGTCCGGGAACACGCAGATGTATGCCCCCATGCTCACAAGCTGCTTCTCGCCCGCCGTGAGTCCTGTCAGCGCCGTCGGCTCGCCGTTATAATAAAGCGTCCCGTTATCCACATATGCAAGCTCCTCCTTGCCGAGCAGCCCGCCCGGCGCCGTGAGCTGCTTTACAAGGCCGCGCTTCTTTCTCTCGGCCAGCAGCGGGTAGTATGCGCTCGTCAGGTTCTCCGTGTCGTAGAACTCCCCCGCGCCTATCTTGAGCTTGTGGTTATAGCCCGCGAATGTGTCCGTCACTTCTCTGTCCGTGTATTCATAGTCCAGTGTCGGCAGCTGCGGCATATCCATCCCTCCTAAAACACAAAGTGACTGCGCACTCCTCCGTCCGTCACGTCGGACATACTGTGGTTCCTGTTGTACCAGTTCTGGTACTCGGCATAGGCGTTGTTGAAAAACTGCAGGCGCTTGTTGTAGCGCTGCGTCTCCGCGTTCTCCAGCGCGACCATTGCCTGAAGATAGTTGAGGTACACATCGTCCCCGTAGGGAAACGGCACCAGCAGCTCCTCATTGCCGTTGACGTACTCCGTGAAGCCCTTGGGCTCCGCCTCCCTCGGGCGCAGTACCTCCTCGTATATCTTCCCGTCCAGTATCGACAGCCACCGCAGCTTCTGCTCGGGGCTGTACTGGTTCGGCTCCAGCCCGTCCAGCCGGTCGATGATCTCCATCGCTTTCATGGCTTAATCCCAAACAAGCGGCAGGTAATGCCTGCCGCTTATTCCTTTCCGTCCTTCGTGGACATTGTTGCTACTGTTTCGTAGAATGCCTCGCGCGCCGCTTCGCTGCGCTCGTATTCCTCCTTCACGAAGTCCGGCACTTCAACCTCTTTCCCCTTGGGTATAAGGTAGTTCACGCCGTTTACCGCGATAAGGAAATTAGGGTCGTCGTTCGCGCTGAGCTTGGGGATTTTGATTTTTACTTTGTTTACCTTAGCCATTGTAATTCTCCTTCCGTCAGAAGAGAGGGGGCTTCGCTTCTGCGTGCCCCCTCCGTTGCTTAGTTAACTTCGTCGGTTGCGCTGAAGCTCGATACGCTCATCACGCGGAGCAGACGCTCCGGGTAAAGGATGGTCGCGCCGTTGGTCTCGAACTTGTAGCCGATGGTGCTGAACTGGTTCAGCGGGCCGCCGATCTCGCTCTTGTCATGGACGATCATCTCCAGTGCGCCGCCTTCGGGGTCGATGATGCCGAAGCTGTCCTTGCCGAAGAAATACGTCGCATAGGTGCGGCCTCTTTCCTGGTTGACATACGCATCATCCTGCGCGGCCTGTGCGCCCTGCTTGCCGAGTATGGGAGCAAAGGTGTTCTCGATGAAGCGGACGCCGTGCAGCTCGCCGATCTCGCCGTTGAAAAGCTCGTCGGGAGCGGCGTACTTGTGTGCCTCAATCCAGCCCTCGTCCTGTCTCAGGTCGTGCGCCACGGACGGATGAATGACCGCGTAGTAATAGTTGTTGATCTTGGGCACGCGGTTCTTCTTCATAATGGTCACGGCCTTGTTAATCATCGCCGCGGTCAGCAGTGCCCAGCCGTGCGGAGTGTCGGCCGCGCCGGACGTGCCCTTGGTCACGCCGCCCGCGCCCATCTGCGCACAGCTGGTGGGCGTGCTGATTACCTTGCCGGTGTCCTTGTCGATGTTGTCGCAGTACATGACGTTGGTGCCGACAAGCAGCGCGTCACGGATGAGGGTCTCCTGAGTCTCGGCAGCGGACGCGCCCATCTCCTCGGTCGCGCCGAGGATGATATCATCGTAAGCGCGCAGCTCCAGCTTGTCGGTGATCGAGGTGTATGTACCGTACTGGTCTATCGAACCGGTGATCTTGGACAGGCCGAACTTCTGGCCGGTGGGGATAACGCCCTCGGTGAGCTTGGACGCCTTCGCGAAGGTGTTCCACTTGCGCCACTCGACGCTGCCCTTGTGGTTTGCGGGCAGCGGCTGACGCTTTGCGAACTGTGCATAGAACAGTTCGGTGCGCGCGTTCTCCAGCAGCTCCGTGTCATAGAACGCCTTGAGCTCTGCGCTCAGATCGTTCTTGCCCGCAAACTGTTCGGTCGTGCCGTCGTATGCGTTGACGTAGTTGCCGGTTGCGTTTACGACAGTACCCGCGTCTGCGAAGTACTGAAGCCAATCAATGTTATTCATGTTGTTCTCCTTCCTTACTGTCGGGAAGAAGTCAGAAGTCTATCGGCAGCTTCTTCCCGTTCGCCGCCGCAGCATTGATGCGGCGTTTCAATTCTTCTCTTTCTGCTTTGCTTCTCTGCGCCGGAGGGACACGTGTGATCGTCGCCGGGGTAGTGCTTCCGTTCTCCTTGGGTCTGCTCTGCCCCGCGCGTACAGCCGCCGTAGCAGCGGCCATGGCCTGCTGTGTGAGCTTCTGCTGTCTTGCTGCTTCGATCTCCTTGTGGTGGATCGCGTAGAACGCATCCTTGACCGACAGTCCGGAGTTCGGTGCGGTCAGTCTCACGAAAGTATCATTCTGCATTTCGCGCTCAAGGCTAAAGTCCGGGAACTCTGCGCGAAGCTCGTTTGCCTGCGCGTTCAGCCTGTCCATGTGGTCACGGACCTGCTGTGCCCTGATGTTGTTTTCCCTGAAGTCGCGGAGCTTGGTCAGCTCGATCTCGTTCTGTGTCAGTTCCTTTGCAGTCTTGACGTCTACGCCCATAGTCGCAGCCTTTGCTTCATACAAACTGTCGTCGTCAACTATGGCCTGTGCCAGCCCCTTGAAGTCGCCGATGTCCTTGCCGTACTTCTTGGCCAGCATCTCAAGCGCTGGGTTCAGTTCGTCGTATCTCTGCTCCCGCTCCATCGTTGATCTGAAACGCTTCTGTATGATGCCCTGCACCTGTTCGTCAAACGCCTTTTTATACTCCGGGTCTTTGAGTATGTCGTCCCATGTGGGCTTAGGCTGCGCGGGCGCGGCCCCGCTGTCGGGATCGTCTGGGGATGTCACCGGGGCGACGGTCTGCGTCTGCCCCTTCGTCTCCATCCCGCGGCGCTTCATCGACGCTGCGAATTTTGCTGCCTTGTCTTTGGGCACACCCAACTTCTCCAGAGTGCTCTGTTCACTTTCCTGCCCGGCGGCGGCAGGTGATCCGGTCTCGCCCGCTGTGGCTCCGCCGTCTCCCTCACCCGCGGGTGCGCCTCCCTCGGCGAAGAACTGAAGCCAATTAAGATTTTTCATTGAGGATGCCTCCATAATTTTTCTGCTTTGTTTCGGCTCAAGCCCGGCGGAGCGACCGCCTTTGTCATCCTGCCATTATTATAAACAAGCCCGCTCGTTTTTCTCTACGGCACTTTTTGTAGGAAAATTAAAATCTCCCCGAAAACTTTTCGGGGAGATTCCGCTGTTGGTCAATTGTTCCACGGCGCGTCTTTGAGCGTGGACTTCGAGTACATGCACAGGTGCAGAGCATCTTTCTGTTCATCGGATATATCCAAACCGTCAATGTATTCCCATACCTTCTTTTGTTTGCTGCCGGTAATGGGCTTCCCAGAACTGTCAGTGTCGCTCTTGAAATCGTTAGCTGTCTTTATTGCATTGTAGTAGTCCTTCTTCTTCATGCCCGTCGACGCTACATACGCATCCCATGTATCAACTTGCTTATCGCTAATGTCCTTCATGCTGCTGTCGCCTTCTGTCCAGCCCCAGCGTTTGACATAGCTTTTCGCAGACTCTTCAGACTTGCTGCCGTATTTGATTTGGTAATCATACAGTTGCTGGTCGTTGATTATCTTCTTACTGTAAATATCGTACAGTTCATCATAATCATACCCGGTGTCTTTTCGCATCTCCAGCTTGTTGACCATCTCTTGTGCTTCTTCTTTATCGACCTTTCCATACAGCGAGTACATTTCAATTGCACGGCTCTTTGTAATGTTCTCGTTGATATATTCGTCGCCGATATTCCAGTACGATATACCCGTTACCTTCTCGCACGTCCACTGTTCTACCAGAGTATCCGCCGCCTTCTCTGCCTTGCCGCCGTACTTCTGGAGCATGTCAAGCGCGTCCTGTTTGGAGATCGTCGCCTGTGTTGTGTCTCCGCCTTGGTACCAGTCGCGTATCTGGTTCTTCACGTCGTTCTGTATCTTAGTTTCAAACACGCCGTGATCCGTCAGCTCCTTGACCAGTGCATCGAATGTCCCGGTGTCGCCCGCTCGCACAGCGTCGTATATCTCTGACATCTTATCGCTGCTGCTCCCGTCGCCGTTCCAGTCGTTGATGATCCAGAAAGCTTGGTCTGCATCGTCAGCCGCCCCCTGCTTCACGAGCTCATCCATCGCCTGTTCATCGGTCATAAGCCCGTTGACGTAAGCGTTCTTGATCTCGCGCTTGCTGTTCGGCTTATACACCGCGAGCTTCACGCCTGTCACATTGGAAAGTGTCGTGTTCCAGATTGCCGCCATGTCGCGGGTGAAGTTGTACAGTGGCAGACCGGTGAACTGTGATACGCCCTTGAGGATGTTTGCGAGTTTGCCATAGCCGGTCATGTTCCCGTACTGTGCGTCCTGCTCCTCAAGCTTTCCGGTCGCAAGCTTCAGGCATTCGCTCATGATTCGCCATGCCTTCCAGAGATTCTTCGCGCCTTCCAGATCCATACGGTTGACGTCATTCCCGGTGATTATGGATATGATGTCCTTTAGTCCCGGCAGCTTGTTCAGCAGGAACAGCTCCTGAAGCAGCGGCTTCTCATACCACTTGTCTTCCGCCTCGCCGAAGAACGCCTGTGCCCACTTCTGGAGGAATGTTTCGTAATCATCATCGTCGCGCCATGCGTCCCAGAACGATGAGGCTATCAGCGTAGCCGCCCCTGACGCCGCGTATATGGCTATGGTCTTCGCAAGCTTGCCCTTGATGTGCTGCAATGCAGCGGCCTTGTTTCCGGTGCGCCGCGCCTCCGCCTGATACTCTGCGTATGCATCCATCACGAGGTTGTAACTCAGTGTAGGCTCAGCCATGAATGATGTCGTGATTGCCTCCATTGTTCCCTGTTGACGCATAGATTGGCTGCGCGTCATGGTCGCGTCGACAACCTGCGTCTGGTATATGACCTCTTGGAATCTATCTGCCGTCGCTTTGTTCAGCTCCTCGCCGTGCAGTTTGGTTTTCTCCTGCGTCTCCAGCTTGCAGGCTCGCCAGAGCGCGGACCATGTCACGCTGTCGCCTTTCTCCGCAAGTATCATCGTCTTGTCGGTGACTGAGTCGACCCAGCTTTCAGTGTGCATGATCTGTGATCTCATGCTCCGGCCTATGTCCGTACTGACAAAGCCCAGCCCTTTCCATGTCGCAATGCCGCTGTACTTCTCCATTTCTGCGGTGGACGCTTTATGTCCACCGGGCTTGAGTGCCGCGGCAAGGTACTTGGGGTCTATCGCCATAGCCGCGCGGACGTATGCCGTCGGCTGCTGTATCGCGACGCGGATGTTCGCGCCGACAGCTGCCGCCTTGTACCGGGACACCATGCGCTTGGCACGCTTGTCGCTCTGGCTCTTGCCGCCCTCGCGTACCCCGTTCAGGTCTTTGATGAACTTCGTTATGTACGCCTTGGCCGCGTTCCCGTATGCTGTCTCAAGCGAGAGCTGTACTGTGTTGGTAAACACTCTGCCGCTTGCGGTCTTGGTGGACTCCTTGTAGTTGTACCACTTGATTGCGTCGAGCAGCGGCAGGGCGAGTGCGTTGTACTTCGCCATGTCTGCTGAGTGGTTCGTGAATACTTCGAAGATGTCGCTGACCACCAGCGCATTGTTTGCCTTTACGTTTAGGCTCTTGGTTGCCGACATATTCAGCAGGCGGAACATATCGTTTGCTTTCGCCTCCGGGTCGACAGCCTTCAGCACATTCGCATCGGATACTATCGGGAAATAGTTTTCCTCCCCGAACGCTCTGTACCCGAAGCGCTTCATGCTCACCTCGTTGCCCCACTCGCCGCATACATCAACCATGAACTTCTGGAGTTCATCTGCCACCTTGCGCTGCCGGTTCGTGAGTAAGCCGTCGAGCATTGCGAGCTCTTCAAGCGTGGGCTTGTACTGCTTCGTCTGCGCTATGTTGTCCTTGCCTATCCCGCTCTGCTTTATTACACTCACCTTGAAACCGCCGCCCATAATATGCTGCATTGCCTGCGTGCGCTTCACAAGGCAATGCAGGCTCATAAGCTGCGCCGTTGTGATCTGTACGGTGTTGTTCCCTATCCTGACGTTGTGTACTTTCTCCTGCCACTCTCGCGCCTCCTTGGCAGTGTACAGCTTATTGGTGAAGTCTATGATCTCCTTGGAATTGAATGCCATCTTATCCCAGCCCTGCATCAGTCCCTTGAAGATCGACCGCGCGCCTGCCCCCAGCTTCTTGAATGCGTAGTACGGTGTCGCATTGTCCCACTGGAAGAAGCGTCCCGCTCCGGTCGTCTCTTTCGTCTGCGCTCCGAGTTTATCCATTTCGACGATCGTTGTCTGCGCTACCTGCTGCACACTGTTGTACTGTGCGTTTGAGAACAGCGTGTTCGCCTTGCGTATGCTGTGCGATATCGCCGTGAGCACCGCATCCAGCCTGCGCAGCTCCCCGGCCGGCATCTGGTTGATGGTGTACCCGCCGTCTCTGGTCGTCAGCCTTGTTACCTCGCTCCGGATGTCTCGCAGTTCGTCGAGTATCTCTGCCGGCAGGTCAAGATACATGTCCAGCGTATCTTCTCTTGCGTTCTCATTGTCCGCACTGTTGAGGTAATCGCGCTGATTGCGCAGCATCTGTTCAAGCTTGTCGAGCCGCTGGAGGAACTTCCTGTCGTTGTATGTGTTCTCCCCGCCTTGCAGTCTGCTCTTGGATGAGAAGTCTATCGTGCTCAGGAACTCGCCGACTACCTGCTTGAGCGCTTCGGGCACGTGCTCCTTGTCGCTGTTCTTGAGCAGCCAGTCACTCAGCTGTTCAGCCGTCGCCGCTACTCTGTCCCGGTACTTCTTGATGTCTGCGCTTTCTCTCCTGCGCTCTGCCGCTTGCTGCGCCATGTTCTGGTAGTACTGCTTCGTCTCTGCTACCTTTGCCCACTTGGCTGCTTTCTCTTTCGCCACAGCCTCTTGGCGGCGCGCTACGCCCTCTTGGTACACCTGCTCTATCCTCGCGTTCTTCTCATCACGCAGCGCGTTGTACCGCGCCGTGTCCTGCGCTATGCGCTTGTCGAGCCGTGCCTGTGCCCTGTCCGCCGCTGTCATTGCGGTCTGCCGTATCTCATCGCTGAGCACAGTGTCAAGGATGTCCTGCGCCACAGCTTCGCGCATCTCGCCCATGTACCCGGCAAATGGATTGCCGTATGTGGGCTTCATCGCCTCGATCGTGTCAGCTATGTGCATGAGCATATCCGCCTGTGCCGTGATGTCTGAGGGGAACATACCCTCGCCGAACTTTTCCTGAAGCTCGCCCCATGCCGTGTCCACATCAAGTCCGTCCTCGCTCAGCTTGATCCTGCCGCGGTGCTGACGTACCCAGCCCTCGGGCAGATCGTTGAACGTGTCGTCCGTTACCCTGAGTTTGTTGTCCTTGAGGTAGCCGTACAGCTGCTGCAATGATTCTGCTTGGCTGTCGTCAATGACTGTCTGTGAATCCTGTAGAGCATAGTCCGCTATGGCAAGTGCCCAGTCCTTGACCTCGGTATAGCTCAGCTCGCTGCCCGGCGTCTGCACGATGTAGTCGCCCATCCGCTTGATCTCATCGGCCACCTGCTCCCGTGCCTTGGGATTGTGCAGCTGCTCAGTCAGGCGCTTGGCGTATGCGTCGACGTCCGTCTTGCGTACCGTCTTCTCCTTGGTGCGCTTGGTCTGTCCCTTCCAGTAATCCAGCTGCTCACGAAGCTTTGCGTTCTCTGCCCGGAGGTTAGCGTAGCTCTCCTGCCTGCCCTTACGCTCCGCCGCCGTGTCGTCCGTGGTGTTGTCTCGCATGGAGTAGCGGATATCGTCCCGCTCTGAATTGAAACGTTCCGACAGCGGTATGACGTTACCTGCATCGTCGTAAGTTATCAGCTCTGCCGACTTGATCTGCTCCGGGTCGAAAGCCATGTACTCATACGCTTGCCCATTCTCTGTTCTGATTACACCGTCATACCCCTCGTATGCCAGCTTCTCCCGCAGCAGTGTTCCGCTGTCGTTATGCTTGCGGTCAAGGTACGGATCGTACGCCGGATTCGTGATGTTGAGAAACGCAGAGATTCGTTTGCTCCCGTATTCTCTTGTAGATTCTGTATCTGGGGCAAAGAAGAATCCGTCCATCTCATTTCCAGTCCTTGCCCTGCTTCGGTCGAACTTAGTGAACTTGTTGTTCGTGTAATGATACACTGGCTTGAGCTTGCCATCGCCGCCGCGTATCACAGAGTTTGGCATAGCCCGCTCTGCTGCCTCGAATACAAGTGCTCGCTGTTTCTTCTTGTCCCCGCTCTTGACAGCCTGCTCGTACTCACTATCAAGCTCTGCTGTGCGCGTGTCTGCATACCGTGAGTAGCCTCGTGTCTTTGCCCCGCTGTACTTCTCCCTTGCTGCCTCGTATTCCCTTTTCTCAGCGTCTCTCAGTGCATCTCTCTCGCGTCGCAGTTCCTCTATTTGGCTGTCAATCTCCGCAGTGTCCACTTCCGCCTCCGCTGCTTTAATTGCCTTGTTTGCTGCTACGCGTTCCGTGAATGTGCTCGCATACCTTCTTTGCTCTGCGGCTGCAAGGTAATCCGGATTGGCGTTCAGGCGCTCTTCCCTCGTTTTCTTGAGTTGTTCAATCTCCTGATTGATCTCAGCCTGTCGCTTATCTCTGTCCTTGTCAGTCTGTTCGCGCATGGATGATTTGCCGTCGTCCTCGAACTGATTAAACGGCACTCCTCTCAGTTCCGCCACACGCTTCCCGGCCTGCTTGCGTTCTATGTATCTCGCTGTGTCGCTGGTGAACGATGGGTCGTATACCCCATCGCCTATCCACCCGCCGCTGCGCAGGTCATCTACATCGATTCTGTTTCCCTCTATGAACGAGACATGCGTTGGGTATCTGTCCCTGTCCAGTATCGGCAGTACGCTTCCGTCCGTGAGTTCAACTGCCGGTACTCCGTCAAGTTCAGAAATATCCTCGTTCAGGTTAAGCTTCGGGTACTTCTTCTGTAAGTCTTCATCCCGCTCGCGCATGGAAGATTTTCCCTTGACTTCTCCGGCAGGTTGTGATACTCTTTTATCCAGAGAAGCTTCCCCCCCTTGAGCGCCAGTCTTCGGATTGGAAGAGCCCGGAAATGTGGGGAAGCTTCTTTTTCTCATGTTGGCGATATTGTATGCAACTTTGCCATTGCGTCCGTACGCCACAGAGAGAGTAAGATCGTAGTATTGGCCGTCATGATCCATAAAGTATGCGCCGCGGTATCTCCATCCATCTTTTGCAAATTCTCCATGGACTTTGTTATCATCTGCGACATTGGGTCTGCCCTTGTACTTGTCCTCGGAAATTTGGACAAGCTCATCAATGTGTGCTTCGGCATTTAGTTTAGCCTCATACTCCGCGTCGGTCAGCACATGAGTTCTACCGTTTTTGTCATACTCTACGTTTCTGAACGCGCCCTTCTCTGCCGTCGTCGCCGTGAGCTTGATGATCTCACCGTCGCGTGCAGTGAGAAGTACGTCATTGCCCTTGCGAATTTCCTTGTTGATGTACTTTGTCAGCTGCTCACCCCATTCTCTTGGGTCGTTTCCGAAGAGCACTTGGCGATCCGCCTTGACATAGCGCATACCCGTGTCGCCGATCTCGCGTATGCTGCGCTTGCTCTTCCCGCTCTTCGTTCCGTTATTGGCGGAGTCCGTTCCGTTATTGGCGGCGGTCGTTCCGTTATTGGCAGCGGTCGTTCCGTTATCAGTCTCGGCCTGTGCGTTATTGCGTGCGTTCTGCGTGTTATTGCGTGTGTTCTGCGCGGCGCCGGCAAGGGCGTTGTCCCACATCTGCTGAAGCTCTTCGGCGTACTGCATCATGGCCTGTGCCTCGGCGCTCCGTGCCTGCACTCCCTCAAATGCCCGGCGCAGCTTGGCCGCAAACTCTGCAAGCCATTCCCTGATCTGTGCAAACAGACCGGGGTTTTCTTTTGCCATCATCTGCGGCACCTGCGTGTTCTCAAGCATCATCTCGCAGCTGTCGGCTATGACCTCCTCGGCTGCGTCCTCCATGGATATCAGGCCGCGCTCCTTGTCCACCTTCTTCTTTGCCAGCGTCTCAATGTCTGTCCCTCTCTCTATGAGGTGCTGCATCACGAAGTCCTGAAGCTCAGTGTATGCCTCGGCGTTGTTCTCTCTGAGGTAATGCGTCAGCTCGTGCGCAGCAGTCAGCAGTATAGCGGACTGCTCCGTCGTCTTGGTTGCCCCGGCGTGTACGTCGAGGTACACCGTCCCGTTGCGGTAGAATCCGTTCGCCCCCTGGTACTCGCCGTTCTGCTCCTCGGACTGGTACAGTACCATGTCCACACCCACGGCCTTGGACATCGTCTTGAGTACGCTCAGCTCCGCGCCACTCACCATGTCCTTTGTCGCCGCCCGGTATGTCATGCCCTGATACTGTACGCCCTTGAAACCGACTGCACCCTTGCTGCTCTTGCGCGTGACGCTGTTCTGTATGCTGCTGTCCTTGCTGTTGCGTCCGGCGTCAAAGGCGCGGCTGAACTGTTCGTCTGTGAGGATCGCTGCAGCTCCGCCGTCTCTACTGCTCGCCTCCTGCGCCTGCTGCTTGGTAAGGGATGTGGACTTGCCGTAGATATCCGCCACTGTATTGAAAGCCAGCGCGTAGGTCTTCGGTTCCACCTGCTCATCAGTCAGCGCGTAGGTCTTGAGCATTTCGTCAGCGTAGGCAGACGGGCGGAAGGCGTCGAGTATCCCCTGAGTGTCGGGGTCGAACACCGCCTGCCATTCCATCACGTTTGAACGCTTGCCGTTCGGCTGTTCTATCGTCGCTGCCCAGCCCTTGTCCGTCTTGGTGAGCGATACCACGTTGCCGACCTGCCCCTTGTAGATAGCTTCCATTGCGCCCGTAGGCCGCGTCTGCTGCGCTGTGGTCTGCGCCCCTGTCTCTGTATTGGTCTGCGCTGGCGGAGTGCTCTGCGTCTGCTGTGCTGCTTCCTCGCCCGCTCCCGTCTGTGCCTGTGCTTCCGTTTCCCCCTCGGTGCGTATCTGTTCACTGTTTGCCTGAACGAGCTTGCGTATCTGTTTGCCGGACAGCTCCCCGTTGTTATCGAGTATGGCCTGATACTGCCGCGCCAGCTTATATGACTTGCTGTCCACCGGGCTTTCAAGTCCCTGCTGGACGAGCGTGTCTGCGCTGTCGCCGTATAGCTGCTTGGCAACTGCGTCAGCCTCTTTGTTGACTCTGGAGCGTTCGGCTGCGTTTAGCCCTGCCGCCGCTGCATACTGCCCGCCGCCGAGCACTGCGGATACTGCCGCCGCGCCCTTTGCTTCATCAAGCATACGGCTTGGGCTTATGACTGCGCCCTCATCGTTCATTGAGAACAGCGGCACGTCCTTATAGATGCCTTTTATTCCTGCCTCGGCTATGCCCTGCATTATTTCTTCGCCGGCCTCGGACGGTATGCTCTTGAGTATCTGGAGTACCCCGCTCTTATCCCCGCGCTGCAAGGCTTCACGCAGCGGCTTCGGCAGCTTCTGCAAGCCGCCCAGCGCTTCGTCTCCGCCGCCGACTTCTATCGTCGCATTGGCGGCGGCATTGAGCAGCGCATTAATCACCGCATCCTCATTGCTTGCTCCGTCAGCAAGCGCGTCTTCGTAGCTCTCGCCGACTGTGCTCATGAATGTGAACTGCCAGTTGGGATCATTGGCCATGTTCTTTACTGCGTTCAGCACCGGCGTCAACAGCTGCTGTGCTTTCCCGCTGTTGGCGATAGCGGATGCTACCTTCAGTGCCTCGGTCGATGCTTGCGGTGCTGCCGTCGCCCCGCCTGACATGATTGCCATGACCGACATAGGCAGTGAGTTGAATACCATTTCGGTATACTGGTTAACTTTCTGCGCCGTGCTGTTTATTCCGACAGCTTCAGCCGCCCGCTCCCGCTGTACGTCAAGGTGGCTCTGCGACCAATCAACGTATCTGTCGAGAAGGTTCTTTTCGTTATAGTCAAAGTCTGGGTTGAACAGGCGCACTGTCTCGCCGCCGAGCGTTTGCAGTTCTCCGAGCGCATCGCCGAGGAAGAAGTCAAGCCCTTTCGCTATGGCTTGGTCTGCGCTGGTTATGCCTGATCTGAAACCGTATCTCACGGCATTGAACCAGTCCTTGGCACTGAGCTCCGTCTTGGGTACAGCGCCGCCGTACTTCTCAATCTTCGCGCCGAGCTCATCCAGTTTGTCCTGAGCGTCGTCCACTCTCTGCTGTGCCGCTATACGTGCAGTGCTGTACTCTCTCTGCGCATCGTCAAGCGTCATACCCTCCGTCGGGGTTATCTTCTTGAGCGCTTTCTGAGCGTCCTTCAGTTCTTGGTTTGCCTTAACATAGTCCTCAGTCCATGTTTCCAGCTCGCTCTTGCTTGGCTGCCACGGTGCCACGCGGACGCCGTGCTCATCTATCCATTTGTTTCTTAGCCCGCTCTCGTTTCCGCGTCCGCGTGTCGGGTCTTTCTTCGCTGAATCAACAGCTGCCTGCCACATGTTGTAGTCGTCCGCGTCCTTGAACTGCCCATAGAAATCTATGTCGTCATACGCGGCTTTCTGTATCTCGGACAGGCTCGTGCTGTTCTCCCTGATCTCATCCATCAGGGAGGAGTATATATCGTCGCCGATGCTCGCGCGGTTCTCCTTCATCCAGTCGGTCAGCTTGAAGATGCTGTCGCGCGCCGCTGTTGTCATTGCCATGGTGCGGTCATAGAAGTCCTGTGCATCGGACTTGTAGCCGCCCCTTGTCTTCCTGTCGTTGTAGCTGTTGAGGACGTTGCTGACGTCGAGCTGATACTGACCGTACAGCGCAGACAGTGTATCGCCCCGCTCTTCGGCGGCGGATATTGCATTCTTGTATCCGTTCTGATTCTCCTGCTTCTTCAGGTACTCTTGACGGAGCGCGCCGTTTTTCCCGCGCCCTCTTGTCGTATCGGTGCTGGCGGTTTGAGAGCTGCTGGTCGTTGATCTACCAGAGCTGCCATTAGAGCTAGACGTGGCCGGTGCTATGCTTTGATATACTTGTCTGAGAATTGATTCATCGCTGCTTGCCATGTTTTCCTCCTCCAGTGTTAGAATCTATTTGCCGCCCGCATTCCCGATACGAAATCATCCTCGGTGATTCCGCCTCTTGCAGCCATTTCTACTAACTGATCTCTCATGATGCTGCTCGCCGCTCGCGTTCCGCCGCCTACGCCGCCGCTGCCTTCCGGTGTATAGCCGGGCGGGTAAGAGCCTGTCAATGTGTAATACTGGTCTGCCGTGATCACGCCGTTGATGTATGCGGCTCCGGGGTTTGCCGCCGCCCATGTGTTCCGCATGCGGTCTGCAACATCCTTGCCGTAAAGTTCCTCGTAGCCTGTGAAGTCTCCGTACTTCGCAAGGTCGTCCGCTTTCTGCTGCTTCTGCTGCGCGTCCCATGTCTGATTGTACTGATAGTCGCCGAGCTTGTCGCGGTACTGGTTGTACTCCGTGTCGCGCAGGTTGGCCGCAAGACTGTACTGCTCCTTGAGCCTGTCGCCCTCGGCGGTGTACTGGTTGTATGCCTGCCCGTACAGTTCGGGCAGCACATCATTGAGCCGCTGGAGGTATGCGTCGTACTGCTGCTGTCCCACCGCGCTTCCGTAGCTGTTGCCGTAGCCGCCGGTCAGTGCGGCAGTCTGCCCCATGCTGTCCTTCATCGCCTGTCTGCCGAGCTGCTGGTACTTCTCCGAGTACTGCCCATACAGAGGATCGGATGCATAGTCATATTTGAACGGCTCGCGGTTTGTGATCTTTTCGTAAAGGTCTTTTATCTCCTGGTCATATGAGCCTGAGTATGTGGGCGCTGTGGTCTCTGCCTTCTTCAGCGTCTCCATGGTCTCGGTGTATGACTTCTCCGCCGTGCCCGTGCTCTGCGCCGGGGTCACATTCTCCTTGGGTGCAAACGTGTCCTGCTTCGGTGCGGTTGTCTCCTGCTGCGTAGTCTGTGCGGCATTGGTCACTTCCTCAGTCGGCGCGGTCTCCTGCGTCTGCCGCTTCTTCTCTTCACTGCTTCCTGTCAGCATTGCTTCTCCCTCCTCATATCGTGTATGCCGTCACGTGCTCCGGGTACTGCTGTGCCAGCAGCTCATAGCCCCGGAAGATCGTTCGGTATATGTCCTCGCATCTGCGCTTGTTCCTCTTCGTTGGCTCGCACTGTATCCGTGCATAGCCCTTGCGTTTGCTGACTGACGGCTGTAATACCGTCTGGTTATCCATCACTGTAGCCTCAAGCGTATGCATCAGTATAGACGCAGCGGCGCATACAATGTCGTGCCCGTACTCTCCCGCTCCCGCGTGGCCATCCATCGTCATGCAGTGGTTGCCTGTCTCATAGCTTACTCGTATCATGGCTCATCCCTCCGGCTGTGAATAGCTCTGGCTCTTAGCTCTGGTGTTCTGCACTCTGCTGTCCTCTTCCGTGTCGGGCTGAAGCTTCACGTCCTCGCTGCTCCCGCTTGGCTTCGGTGCCTGCCCGCCGTTGAATGCAGCGGCCAGCCCCTCTACCTTGTCCGGCTCGTACTTCGCCGTCAGTGCCAGCGCGTACTGCTGGAGCTGCGCCAGTTCCTGACGCATGGTGCCGTTGTAATTTATCATCTGCATTACTGTGTCCTTGTTGTCGAAGTCCATCATGTAGCAGCAAGCCAGTGCCTGATCTGTCATGTCCGGGTTGAAGAAGCCAAGCCTATAGAACTGCAAGGCCATTTCATTCTGAGTTATCCTGCTGTAGCTGCTGCGCTTCGCCGGGCTGACCTTGATGTCGAACTCAGGCAGGCGGGCATACATGATGTTCCCGCTCTGCTCCATCTGCATCTTGATGTTCTCATTGCTGTACCGCACAAAGGTTTCCGCGCCGAGCTTACCGGTGATTCTGAACTGTCGAGGCATATCATAGAACTGCCGGATAAGCTCAATGCACAGGTTGACTATGCGGCTGTACGCGCGGTAGCTTGACCTGCTGCTGTCGCGGCTGCCCTTGCCGCTCGCCTCCTGCAATGCTGCGATAGCCGACGCTGCTGTAACGCCGGAGGATATCACGCCGTTGCTCGCCTCGGTGTTGCCGCTGGTCTCGCGCAGCTCGTTTATCATGCTGGTGCGCATGTCCAGATAGTTCCCGCTCAGCGCCCTGTAATCTATGGGTCTGATGCTGTCCTCGCCGAGGTTGCCGTTTACATGCACTACAGGATTGTCCAGATTCAGAAACTCCTCTTCGTTTATAGCCCCGTCCATTCTCTGGAAGTACCTCGGCATTGCTCCGACCATCGTGTTCTTCAGGAACGCCGTCTGCATAATGTCTATCTGCATCTGGCTGTTCTGGCACAGGTCAATGAAGCCGTAGCCGCACGGGCTGCCCTCGATTGGAAACAGCGTATCGAACACAAACGGGTAAAGCCCGTGGTCGTAGAGTCCATGGTGCACCGGCTGCTGCGGCGTTGGCATCGCTCCCGCTCCGGGCATGGGCGGCATCATCCCAAGCGTCGTGCCGCCTGCTGCTTCTATCCCTGCCGGTATGTCTCCCGCTCCGGGTTCGGTTTGCATCTTCTGGCGCGTCATGCCCCCGACAGTTGCGATCTCTCCCATGTACTGCTGGTTCGGCACGGGTGCATCCGGCACAGGCTGTGTCCGCGCCGGCTGCTGCATCATCCCTGCCGTTTCCATCGCCGCCGCGCTGTTCTGCATAGCCTCCTCGTTCTCAGTGCTGTACAGTATCTCATCGCCGACATACTTGCAGTAGTGCAGCACTGTCTTGCCGTCCTCGAACGTCTTGTAATACACATCAATGACGACGGCCTTGTTCTCTGTAGTCACCGCGTCGTCTGTCTGGAACTTTGCGGGTGTAAACGCCGTGGTCTTGAGCTTGTCCTTGAGCTGCGGATACATGCTCTCCAGCGTGTCCTTGTCCACCAGCGCAGTATGGAATACATACTTGCTGTCCTGTATGTCAGTCACTCCCGGTTCCCAGAAGATGTTCAGGATGTTCACACGCTTTATCGCTATGTCGCCCAGCCCGTTGAGTTTGTCCGCATCCCAGTACACCTTGTAGATTCCCGTGCCGGTCTTGAGCTTCTGCCACTGGTTGTCCGAGTAGACTTCCTCGAACTTGTTCGTCTCCAGCACGACGGGGATTATCTTTGACAGCATCCCCGCTTCCTCCACATCGCCCGGCTCTCTTGCCAGTATGTTCGGTTCAGGGAATGCCTCGGTCGCGTCGGCGTGCTTGGCGACTATGACGTTGTGCAGCCACCCGCTCTTTGCCTCAAAGCCTGTCAGCCCTTGCGTCTGCTTTCTGATCTCCGCTTGGTTGCGCAGCTTCCACCAGTTTTCCGCGGCGATTGCTCTGCTCTCAACGCTTGCCTTGCCCGCCTTGTACTTCTGAAGCTCGACTGTAAACTTCCGCAGTCGCTCACCGTCTACCGGAAGCCCGCTCGATATGCCGGTGTCTATTTTCTTTTCGTCCATAATTACCTCCTGTTATCTCTTGCTGAACTGGTTCAGCGGATCTATGAAGTGTGTCTGCTTGTCTATCTTCTTGATCGGCGTGACCGGGCGGGACATGCACATGTATCTCCACTCATCACACACATGATCCTCAAGCGTCGTGTCCAAGTCCTCTGGTCTGTGCTTTGAGAACATCATCAGCGGCACCGTGCGTATGAATGCCTTGCAGTTATCGAACACATACATGCGGCTGTATCCCTCTTCGTCGAACTGCAATCTGTAATGGCACTGCATCCATCCTGCTACCCGTTCATTGTCGCCGGGTGAGAAGTATATCCTGTACTTTGCTGCCGTCTCTGCCACGCTCTCGCCCCGGCTCGCATCCCATATGCTTGGGTCTGCCACGCCGTCTATGCGCTTGCCCTTGAGCCATGGATGCTCCCGCTCTATGCGTGCTATCTCTGCGAATTGCTGATCTGGTGTCCAGCGCAGTCCCTCGTTCGGTGTATCTGTGCCGCCGTATAATTCGAGTATGCGGTATATCACCCCATCGTAATCCACCGCCCACCATGCGCAGGAGAAGGGCTTACCGTAGCCGAAGTCGTAGGAGCGCACGATGTTCCACCCGCGGCTGTTGCCTGCGTTGAGGTCGAACGCCGGTATAACGTGCGTCCATCTGTGCTGCTCTCTCAGTTCGTCCGGCGTCAGCTCGCAGCCGTGCTCCTTTGCAGTGGCCATGTCCGGCTCCGTACGGAAGTCGTCGAAGAACATTCCCTCGAATATGTCCCACTCTCCGTACCGCCACGCTCTGCGCAGCTTCGGCGGCAGTGCGTCCAGTGTATTGAGATAGCCGGGGTCTTTCTCCATCAGTGCATAGTTGTCCGTGGGCAGCGCCTGTATGAAGCTGTATTCTTCCGGGTTCTCTTCGTCCTTGTAGCGCCTGTCGATGAACAGACGCTTGACCCATTCGTGCCCGACGCCGCCGGGGTTGCAGGTGTAGTAGATGCGTTTCGGGAAATCATTGACGCCACGCACACAAGCCTTGAGCTTATCCATGCACTCTTCCGTCTGCTGCGTTGCCTCATCCACAAACAGCACGTCAACCTCAGTACCCTGGAAGCGCAGCGCGTCCTTCTCATTGTCGCAGTACCGGAACAGTATCTCGCTGCCGTTGCGTAATGTGATGGTTTTCTTCTGGTCGTTGTAGCTTGCTATGCGCTCTGTCTTGTCCGGGTGGTAACAGCGGAGCATTTCACACAGCGGCTTGATGTGGTTCTCCCGCAGCTCCGGGTAGGTTCTTCGGACGATCATTACCCTTATCCCCGCATACCGCAGGCACAGCAGCGCCGCCTTGACGCGTACTGCCCAGCTCTTCCCGCCGCCTCGCGCCCCGCCGTAGGCTATGTACTTGTGCCGGTCGAGCAGGAACAGCATCTGCTTATCGCTCGGCTTTGTTATAACTAAGTCTTGCATTATTCCGCCAGCTCCATGTTGCTGATGCCGACAGTCAGCTGATTCTTTCCGCTGCTGTCTGCCTCTGCGACCTCCCGCTCAAGCTTTCGGTTGCGCAGCTCCGCCGCCTGGCGGTCAAGCTCATCCCGTATCATGTGTATCTCCTTCACGTCCTTGAGTGCATCCGCAAGCAGCTTTACTTCTTTTGCGTCCGGACTTCTCCGTGACATTTCATCTATCCGATCAAGCAGCTGATCGGCCGCGGAGAATACACGGCTCGCGCGCGTGATCGTGGCGTCCGTCGGGACATATCCAATGGGTCGCGCGTCCTCTTTATGTGAAACCTCTCTCCCGGCCTGTGGTGCGGCGTCCGTGGTGTGGTGTTGTGGGGTTACTGTGACGACTGCTATGCCCAGGCTCTGCCGGTACTCTGCGCGTGATGCACTCCAGCCCTCGCGCTTGGCCTTGTCCTTCATCGTGTTGAAGGATACTCCCCGCGCCGCTGCCAGTGTTCGCAGCCCCATGTCCCCGGTGATGTATTCATTTCTGATTCTGATCCAGTCCGCCATGCTTTCCACCTCCTTGCATTAAGTATAAACAAGCCCGCTTGAATTTCTCTACGGCACTTTTTGTAGGAAAATTAAAAGCGCCCGGTTTATTTTCCGGACGCTTGGTTGTATTTCCCCATCGTGCTTTGATAGATCGGGCAGTTTTTATACGGGCCAACGCAGCAGTGCCCCATGTGTTTGTTCTTCGCTGCCGACGATGAGAAGTGCATCTTCACCTTCATGCCGCTGGTGAATCCCTCGCACACTATCTCCTTGCCCTTGGCGGATTCCCCGAGGAAGAACGGGCACTGCACATCAGCCGCCCGCCAGCTCTCCTTGTACCTGCTGCTGCTCATGTGCTCACCCCCTGCGCAGTGCAGCGGCGCACAAGCTCAAGCCTGTGCGTGAATATAATTGTCCCGTCTGCCATCATCTACCCCAGCCCTCCTGTCAAAGCTTGTCCAGCGCGGCGAGGTCGAGGAAGGTCTGTCGCGTGAAGCCGTA